CTTACAAAGTCAAAGAGTTGTAGCCCGTCACCTTCGTCATCGACTTAGGCTTAGTGTTCACCAGTTCTGCAATCATCAGAACAGCGCCAACATAACCAATCTGCCAGTTAGGTAGAGTCGATTCAAAGCCCGTAAACACAAACGAACCCTGCTCATGGATATAGAGCGACAGGTAGTTCGTATTCAGGAAGTACACAGTACCTTCTGGGCAATATGGATCAGGATAAATAGGAACACCAGCAACCATCAGTGCGCGGAAAGCAGCTTGTGCGCCGTTGGCATCACTGTCAAAGCCGGAACCAGGAGTGATGACGTATTGCTCTTGACCAACATAGTCTTGAGCCAACAGAGTCCAAGTACCAAAACCGCAAACGCCGAATGATGGAACTTCAGCGCCATTCTTCACTGTGCCAGAAATGTATTGCAGGATGTTTTGACGGGTCGGATTGACCGAACCGGCTGCATACTGCTTGGATTTCCACCAAGTATAGGTTGAACGGTCGATGTTGCCGTAGGTTCCAGAGTCGGCAACAGCGGCTGGCAGACCGATAAACTGCTGGTTATTGCTTGTGTTGTTGTACAGCGAGGTTGCCATCGCATCCATCATCACGTTGGTCGCATCATTCATACGAGCTTCGATCAGAGGAATAACGGCTGCATCCTGCTGAACTGCACCTTCCATACCCAGGAAAGGTACTGGAGCAATCATCAGCTTCAGGTTGAACTCAGCGTTATAAGCGCCTTGCTGGACAGACGGTTGAGCGAACGAGCCGCTGTAGTCTGACCATTGAGCGTTCACAAACTGCGAACCCTGAACAGGAACGGTTACAGAGGAAACACCGCCAGAGGCTTGCTGACTGTTAGCAATCAGTGCCGCCATCAACGGGGTCGAGTTATAAAGTTGTACGACCAGTTTCGGGATAAATGCCCTACGGGTAACGTAGGTCAACTCAGTAAACTGAGTGGAACCCGAAGCCGGAAGAATGCCGCCACCAATAGGCATAATCTATCTCCGATCTAAAAATATCCCCTATTCGCTCACAATCCTATTGGTTTTGGATTGCGGCGCAATTCATTCAATGCAGCAGCAGCTTCATTTCTAGCACCCTGAACTGGGTTCTTCCAGAACTGGTCAAGATTAAATCCCTTGATGGCAGATGGATTGTATCCAGTAGGTGTAGGTGTTGCTGCCTGTTTCATGTACGACCAATACTCAGCCGCTACTTCATGGTTAGTAATGCCTTTATCCAGCATTACTCTTTCCACTTGTTCGATATCATCATCACTTTCGATAAGACCTTTAGCCTTGAGCTTAGAACGACGACGATTTAATTCTTCAACCGCATCTTTTTCCCGCATCTGATTACGCAACGAATCAAGTTCGTTTTGCATCTTTGCGGTAGCTGCATTAGTTGCATCCTCAATTTCCAATTCTGGAATCGGCATATCCGGTTTGGCTTTCTTTGTTAAACGAAGAAAGTCTTTACGAGTATTTGGATTCTCAGCGAGTTGACGAGCTAGTGCAGCAAGTTCATCACGGGCTTCAGTTGTAAGGTCTTCAAGTGACATTGTTATCCCCTATTCTAAAAACAAAAAAACGCATCTTAAATGATGCGCTTGCCGCCTGGTTTCTCAACCATCATCTTGTTCTTAGCGCCAGCTTTAGCTGCTGAGTTAAGACCACCCATGTTGGAGAAACGAGGTGTGTTAATAATTTGTCCGTTCTGCTGATTATTATCAGTAGGATTACGGGGTGCGGCTGCTCCGCGAGGTTTAAAAAGTTCCATCTTAGATTCCTTAAAAAATTACATCATGCCAGGAACCGCTGGCGCGGTTGCCATCGCCTTGCCCTCTGGCGATTGACCACCAGCTTGCGGAAGCGATTGTAACATTTGCAAGATTTCAGATTGTTTAAGTTCCTCTGCGCTGTCTTTGCGCTTGCCTACAACAGACATGAGCGCTTTCATTGCCGCTATAACCATCTTTCCTTCTTTGGAATTGGCTCCAATACCAGGCAACGAACGTTTAATAAGATCAACCGCCAAACTTATATCAACCATTGATCCTTCTTTTGAACCCATTGCAGGTTCAGGCGTTGACATAGGTGCAGACATGGGAGGTGTTTCAGAGCCACTCATGCCCTCTTCTTCACCCTCACCTTCATCTTCCGATTCTTCACCATCAGTCTTAACTTCAACCTCAACCTTTGGTTTCTTCTGCTGAGTTTCCATCAGCTTCATCAATTCTTCAGAAGGAACGCCCATATCGACCTCGATAAAAATTTGCAATAGGAATAACCAAATTGATAGCTTTTGTCAAGTTATCTACGACATTTTCTTCCACGTTTTGCACTCTTGTTCATTTTGCAACTCCTTATCGTGACATTCTTCCAGAAAAACTACGGTTTTCAGTTCGGGGTGTATAGGATCGAACTGTGCTGACTTTGTATTGCAGACTTGCTGGCTGATCTCCGCGTTGCAAGTTTTCCGTTGTTACCCTTGGCTGATCTGCTTTAGGGCTTACCATACTTGGATTGTTCATGCTGCCTCCGCTATTTGAGGTGGTTCTGCTGGCGGCTGACCGCCTTGAGGTTTTGGCTGTGCTTGTTGCTGCATTTGCATCAATTGAGCCGCTTCCTGCTTTTGTTCCATCACCTTTAGTTTCTCTTTTAATAATTGTTTCATAGGTGGTTCAAGCAGGTCAAGCAGAGATTCGCGGTCAATAGCTTGTGCGTTGAATAGGCTAAATGCCAACTGGCGTAAGTCTTCTGTAAAGATTGGGCTATTGGAATGAGCGTCTACTTTTACAACGTAATCTTTAGTAAATTGGGCTGGAATAAACTTATTATTCTCAGCATCCAAAAGCTGCGTTGTATCGTACTTTTGAATCAGCTTCATGTACAAGGTAGCTACTTTTTCTAGCGAGTCTTCAATAATCAGCGCACGTTTTTTAGCGCGAGATGATCCAAGTCTTGCCAAACTAGCGGCATGGCTTTGGCTACGAACACCAGATTCTCCACGACCTGCCATCACAGGCGTAATACCGGAGGCTTCTGCAAACATCACATCAACTTCACGGATTACTTCAAAAAGATCATTGGGAATATTGGGGGAAAGGCGTTCGACCTTAGCACTTGGCATATCGCTAGAGAGAAGACCGCCAGCACGATTAAGGGCAAAATTCTTTTCATCCAGCAATCCAGTAAATCCCATCAACGCAGTCGGAGGCGAAACTTGTTTTGATAACAAATCTAAAATCTCTGACATACGTTTATTACGCAATGCTTGCAAGAATACTAAGCGCTGTACTTCTGACTGCCCCCAGTAATAATCGTATTGTGGATTCGGGCAAATCTGAACAAAAGGCAATTCGCCTTTCAAGAACATTGATTCGCCAGGTCGGTCATAAATGACTACATCAGGATCAGCAATGGTGACGCACTGATAATCGCCTGTTTCGTCATTCCATACCCATAGTTCGTGCATCTCTACGGTGTCTTCAGCTACTCGCGCTTTGTAGCGATTCATACCTGATAGATCAAGGTTGACTGTACCCATCATGTTTGGGTTAGTTTGCGACATGATGATGCGGTCAATACCTTCTGGAATATCTGTTGTCTGCTCATGGAAGGATGAGCTTACTCGTTTTAGAATTTCATCTCGTCGAGGATGCGACCACAGACGCGCATACAACTCTGACTTTGTAATGTAGTAACTTTGGACAATTGCTTCTTGTCTATCCGTGTAAGGCGTATCTTCGCGCAGAACGCCAATTGCACCTGGGTCAATCATGTACGGATGAATACCGTTGTTGACTACCAGTTTGACAAATGTTGTATTGAAACAGAGCGCCCAGTTCAAGGCATTTGAAAAAACTTGATCCGTATTAGAGTTCAGCCATTCATCATTCAACTTGTGCGCCATTGATTGCGTTCTTGTTAATTCAAACGGAGCAACGGACGCGCCTAAGTCGATAGAAAAACGTGTTGTTTCTGCTGAATAAAGAAAGCTACTTAGCTGGTCAATGTGCGGATAAATCTTATTGAAGATAGCTGGCGGTTCTTCAGGCGCTGCGCCAAACAAAAAATAAGAGCGCAAGGCTGCATAGTCAGCTTTACGCTCCCCTTTTGACACTAGGCACTTTTCTATCAGGTCAAGATAGAACGCCTGTCGCTGTAGCGGCTCACTTGGGATTCTCATGGTTTTGAAACCTGTAGGTTTTCATGATCTTGCATATAACTCGCGGTCTTGGGTGTTGTCAAGTTCCCTAAAGTGGATGGTGACACACCTACGCTCTCTCCCGCAACTGATCTGAAAGCGTTTCCTTTTAGTAAAGTATCCATATTGAACTTGCCGCCGACGTTACCCCACATCACGGCATCGCCAGGACGGGATTCGCGGGGTGGTGGTGGTACGTCTTTGGGTACGGGCTTATTGTTTCTTGTGTAAAAGCCAGATTGGTTCTCACCTTCACGGGCAGACTTGATGTTGGTCATGTTGAAGTCGAGCGCCAACTGGTTGATGGTTTTGTCGTTGTGCTTGGTCGTATCAGATTTCATCCCTACTGGCTGTAAAAAGACCATCTGGACGTTTTCTGTACATCCATCAGGACAAACAGGCTCCCAAGCCTCAAAAAAACCGTGTAAGTCACATTTATAATCGTGCAATACCGCCATAATTACCTCCCCTTCATTGTTTCATCTAAACGATAATCACTATAATCAAACTTGTTTTTGATGCCTATTTTGAGTTTGATGCCTTCAGAAGTCATTTGTAGGCCGTATCCACGAGTGGCTATGGGTTTTGGCTCTTTCCTGTACTCCAAATATTTACGTCCGTAATGCACCATGACCCTGACTTTGCCATCTCTCCAGAGGCAATATGCTCTGGAAACACGCCTTTGGACTATTTCAGAGATAGGTCGAGTCTCCAAAACAAAGGTTTCGTGTAGGTGGTAGCGGCTAATTCCGCATAATTGTGCAAATAACTTGGTTGGAATGACCTTTTTCTTGTCTAAAAGCAGCCTTTTTACGACAGCTTTCAGTTCTGCTTTGGGTAAAACCTCAACTGACTCTCTCTCGTCGGTGGATGGTGTATCCATAATGTTCGAATAGTCTATAAATGTCGATTTCATGTGGCACCCGCTGAGTTTCCTCTTCTGTTAGCAGCCAATCCATTGTATTTTCGCCGGTTAGCCGCCGAAACCGGCTGTGATGCCCAAAAATAGACTGAAAATTGATATTGGCATGGGTAATTGGGCATAAATGCTCAAAAGAGAACAATTTTGACTCTTCATCTGGCGCAAACCGCATTCCAACCGCCTCCAGATAGGGTCGTAAGAAGCAACAAATCTGCACATCCTCATTATTGAGTACATCAGCATCAAATCTTGCACAAGTAATGCCATAACGGGTCGGGGCTTCCAAAAAGCGCTTACTTCTCAGGCTAAATCCACCGTTTTGCACAATTTTCAGATTGGGTTTGCCCACATACATATACCCTGTCATGAATTCATTGTTTTCTGTCAGGGCGGCATGGGTCAAGCCACCAATAAAGTCGTACTGAAACCATTCATCGCGCCAATTATCAGCATTTAATGCCCACCCATCATGCTGAACAATCAATGCGTACTCTGTTTCTATAAAAGCATGAAGTTGATATATAACAAAATTGCTATATCCCTGATACGTCATAGGCGAAGCCAAAAGCTTTTGCGGAATATCAGTATCTAAGGTTTCGTTAGTAATGAGCAGGGGCTGCGATCCTGGCAGTGCTTGGCAGGTTTTACGAATTGCATGAACGGCATCCAATCCTTTGCCATTGCCATAAATGGCGACTACCGTAATATTTTTAAATTTGTTATTGGTTTCCATAAATTCCAATTCGTTTTAAGTAGTCGGCAACATTGCGGCCTACGGCGATCTGCTCAGGTGTGCTGTCATCCTGAACTCTGCTGACATGGCGGGTAATCTTTTGGGCGATAAGTCTAGGCTGCACTTGTTCTGCGTAGGCTGCGGTTGCCAGTGCTGCTGCCATAACGCGATCATCTTTGTTTCTGCCTGACGCATGGATTGCTGCATTTTCACGGATGATGGTTTTCATTTCATCAATAAGATCAATAGAGAAAACATCCATCATTCCGCGCTCAAAGTAATCCTTCATGTAAGAGAGCATTCGTTCTTTACTGGAAGCGGTTGTAAGCCAACCAATAGAATTAGACAAGCCGCCAAGGGTGTCATTACGTCGCCAGATGTAGTTGCTCATGCTTCCCAGCACGTTCATCAGGTCATGCCCCATTGCGCCACCGATAGCGGAGGCTTGGCGTTTCAGGTTTCTCAGTTCGTTGATAACTGCTTGACCAGGGCCATTGACTTCAAGGTTTAGGGTTGAGTTTTTGTAAGCGCCAGCAAGGTGGGCGATAACCCATGCAAACTGGTAGGTATTCATCTCAGATGTAGCAAACTCTGCCACTTGTTCCATGCCATCAGCATAGCAACGAAAAACTTGTATACAGAAGCGGTCAGCCCAATCAGAACTGCCATAAGCAGGATCAGCACCAATAACATAATAAGCCGTATCAATGGGTTCCTCCCAAATCTTCAGGGTTGACAGCCTTTCTGTTGACTTCAGCACTTCCGTATCCTGGAAGTTAGCACCCATCGTATAGCGGTAGTGGTCGCAGCTTATCTTCTTAGCATTCTTCATTGCGTCCGTACAACGGGCGTTAGAGAAGAAGCTAGTTCCCGTCATGATGAACGCATAGTCTTCAGTGGGTGGGAACTCCTGATACATCAGGGCATCATCTTTGATACCTTCGTAGAGCTTCCAGCGCCACCAAGCCATTTGTCGGCTGTTGATTTCAAAGTTGTAGAGTTTCTTAATATCTCTTGTCCACTCTTTTTCTTCAGGGGTCAGCTTGCCATCCCAATACACTTTATAAATTTGGGAGTTGCCATCCACAGAGTAGAACTGATTGCGCCACCAGCCGCAGAAGATGGCACGTTGGGTACGGGCTTTCCTGGCGGTAATGTACATATCGTGAAACATATTGAAACCACGCGCAGTGGATTCAAAGATATAAAGGCGTTTATCGTTAGTTTCAGCGAGAGAGGCCAGCAGGGAGGCTAGACCTTCTTCGTCACCCCAGGACGATGTTTCGGTTCCGTGAAGGAACGTGATGCCCTTCCCACGACCCAGACTTCCTTTCGCTCGCAGCCCAGCGACCTGATAAAAGATGCGACTGCGATTCTTGAGTGCAAGCGAATTACGATTATGGGAGAGTATGGGTATTTTGTACTCTTTCGGTAGACCGTCCATATAGGCTGTGAGGGTGCCTTTGAACATATCTCTGTTTTCTTCTGTGTCTGTGACGAGGGTTCCGTTGAGTCCATTATTGATGTAATGCCAGTAAAGGTCTAAAGCCAGTGAGATAGTGGTAATACCAAGTTGCCGCCCTTTCAAGATAACAAAGAAGTGAACGCCTTCAGCCAACCCCGTAGCTATCTCATCCATGACATAGGTTTGCGTACCCAGTAGGTTGTCCATCTTCCGCAAGCCCTGCTCTTTTGTCTCAATCTTTAACTGTGTGCAGAACTTGTAAAACTGATTCAAATTGAATTTCATAGTTTCCTTGTACGCAAGATGCGGCACTTCTCTCTATCTTCCGGGGAGAAGTCAGGGCTAATCTCTGCCACCGTACAGGGCAAGGCAGGTTTGGCAGTTATTGCATTTATCATCCAAAAGACAGAGAAGGCCGCAATAGCGGCGTAGTACAGAATGGCAAGATAAGAGGCGTATTTCATTTTCTGCTCTTCCTTCTATCTTTCTCAAAACCTTCCAGGTTCCAGTTGGCAATACGATCACGGGCTTCATAATCACGGGCAACCCGTAGCAGCTCTTTTGCCATATCAGGGCTATAACGCTCTTTCCAACTTGCTGCCAGCCGTTTCTTGCCATCAGGAGAGAACGTGTTGATAGCTTTCCTCATTTCCTCTTTCAGCACCCGTCTGGACAATAAAAGCTCTTGCCGGTACTGCTCTTCAGGTTCTGGCTTCGCCATCTATCACCTTACGCAAATGCGAGAGTTCAGCCAAGCATTCCGCAAGAAGGCCAGCAGAACGGGCATTCACCCGCCGTAACTCCATTACCAGTTCCGCATGATTCATCCGACGTACCGCTTGCCAGTAATCATCCTGCTCCATGTCCACATAATCCTCGTGTAGCTCCACAACGTTGCTCATAAAACCTCCTATTTGCCATCGTCTTCGATCTCACGCTCCAACTCCGCAATCTTCTCCTGCGCCGACTGCAACATCTTCGCCGACTCTGTATGCACCCGCATTAACTCAGAAAACAACTGAGCATGGGTCATACCCCAACATTTCTCCATGTAATCCTTTTTGGCATTCTCCAACGCCAGCCAAGCATCATGACCATTCTGAACCTTCACAGAATCCTCCATACCCGTACCCCCTCCCCATCCTTCCTGGCTATAAACTTCCTCTGCAAACGCTTCCCAGCCCGCCAGTTCGCATTCAATACCACCTGCAACGCTACACCCCCAATAAAGAAACTATCCCCTACCTCCATTTCCTCATGCGGATACCGACGACTTACCCTCTCCTCCGGTATAGGAATACTACTCTCAACCCTAATACCCGTATATTCACTCATAAGCATATACATCCTCCTGTGATAATCACTATATCACAGACACATAAAAACACGCATTCTCAGAAAACCGGTTTTTTCTTTGGGGGGAGAGCTGAGTAGGGCACGCACAACTCAAGGCCAAGTCCCACTTATCGGTGTCAAACAGACAATTACAAACCTGGCATTGTTGTTGGGTTGACCATGCCCAAAATGGAATCATGACTAGCTGCGTGTGGCTTGGTTGACGTATAAGCATGGCGATAATCTGCCCATGCCCCTAGCCGCAAAGTATTGTATTTCCGGCAAGGTGATGAGAGGGCATATCTCCGCCAACCCGTTACCTGTAGGCTAGTTCTACTGTATAGATATATAAACCCCTAGATACTCTGTATATATATATATATATATGTATACAGATAAACCCCTATAATTATCTATATGTAAATATATAGATTTTCCCTATTGAATTATAAATTCCAATTAAAATATATTACTTGCGATAATAATATATTAGTCTAATATTATAACTGTAGTAAAATACATTTCATACATTAGATTGGAGATTAAATATGTATCCAGCTATCAAACAAACAACTGATTTTATTGCTCAGGAAGTATTAAAATACGGACACCCCGGAAAGACGGGGGCCAAGACGCATGGGAAGGCGAAGGGTGATAGTGGCATATTGCACACAGCCGATAGGGAATGCAGCCTTTCCAGCCGTGTTGGTGAATGCGTAGGCTGATACGTCAAGGACTGATCCTCAGCGTAGGGCAGATAGAGAACCCTTCCAAGCCGGAGATCAGCACCGGCCACCAACAACCTATTTCGCCTCACCCCAGCTGGGGCCGACCTCTACATCCACCCGGTTGGGTATCTCCATCTTGACGCAGTTGGCCATGATATCCGCGGCGCGTTTCCAGATTTGACGGCTGAGATGCGAAAGAAGTGCCGCGATCTCCGGTCTACGAAGCGTTCAAAGCATGGCGAGATGGAAAAAGTACAGAAGCCGTTATCATTAAATTATGCAAAGAGCATAACGTATTAGATTGGGCCACAACCGTAAGGCGTTCGCTTTCACGCTTAATTCATGACAATTATTTGAATTCACGCTTAGGTTGATTAAAAATCACTCAGGCCGGTTAATTCCGGCCTTCATTCGATTGGAGATTAGACAATGCAAACAATTCTTTTCGCTATCCCTGAATCAAGATTGACGGCAAAGCTTGCAGAATCAATTACCGGATCACTAGGCAAGCCCATACAAAGCGCGCAAACGGATTAGACTCGATTTCATGGGTAGATTCTATGATCAAGCTTATTCGGAAATCAGGCGAAACATATTTCCGTTGGCATGATAGCGGCGATTTACAGAGCTTTATGCATTTGCTTAATATTGTCAAAATTGCAGAATCTTTGCCTTCTGTTAGTTTCTGGCTTCCGACAAAAGAAAAAAAGCTTGTCTATCAATATCGGGAAACTTTCGGCGATTTCCCGGCTAATTTATGCGTACGGTTATCTGGTGCAATGATTGACGGCAAAGCGCCTGATTATGCTGGCAATACGTCAACAGTGACATCAACGTTCAATTTCACTTGTAAAGCGCCAAAACAAGGCAACAAATGCCTTGATTGCCGGGATTGTTGGGATCGGAATATTAAAAACGTAACGTATAAGGTTCATTAATCATGATTCAGACTGAATTTCCGAGGGTAAATAAATCTGAGCTTGCAAAATCCGTGGTGTTTTCATGTTTCAACTGCTATCAAGATTTTTTTGACCCTTATTATTTTGAAACTAAAAACGCGCACGGTCGTGGCAAGTATTTTGTTTGTTGTGAAACTTGCAGAATGAATACTTATTTTGATATTGAGGAAAAATAAACAATGAAGAAAATTCAATACATTGCCGTCATTGGCGGCTTTGCCGTATCTGCAATCGGTTATCTCATCGGAGATATAACGACAAGCGAATTTATTGCTTTCGGCATCTTTTACATTATTGGCGCACTTGTTACCGCTTGCCAAAAAGACACTATTTAATGGAGATTAGACCATGCGTGATTACATTGATTATGACAAACAATTCGCAAAAGATTCTGGGGAGTTCTTTTTACCCGAAACAAAGAAATATTTTAGTTTTCGGCCCACAAATAATCCCTGGGCTTTAGAAAATGGCCTATTACATGAAATTGACGTTTTAGACGGATTAAGATTCGGCATTGTCAGAAAAACACTTGCCTATATTGCTATTGATGAAAATCAATATGGAAAACCAGTAATTGCAAAATGGGATATTACGAAGCGGAGAATCTTTCAATCAATACGAGCGATTTAAGCCGTTTTAAGCCGTTTTTTACTTGACCAGTAGCCTTACCACTACTGGTCTATTTTTTCGCCTTGTGGCGCGTTTTTAGGGGATTAGAATGAATCAAAACAATGAAGCATTGTTCCGACACTACGGTTACAGAGATGGTCTAGCAGGTTTTGTACCGTTTCCACCGGAAATAGCAGCGCATGAAGCCGCTTATCTTGACGGTTATCAAATCGGCAAGGCTGATCGACAAGATCAGATCAGAATCGACAGAACCGAAACCGAAATCGATTAGAGCCGTTTTAATCAATTCTAGGGGAATCAAATGAAGGTTTTATTCTTGAGCGAACTAGGCCGATCAAGTTTTAGACAAGAAGGTTACAAAGATGCAATAAACGGACATCCACCGTCACCGCCATCTATTAACATTTTCGAAACCGAATATAACGAAGGGTACGCTATCGGACTAGCAGACTTGCAGAGAATTCAAGAATCGGATTAGAGCCGTTTTAAGCCGCTTTTAGGTGATATGGTAGTCTGACTACCTATCGCCTATTTTTCAGCCATACGCGCCCGTATATAAAGCCGCAGCCCTATTTAAATGGAGGTGAGCAGTGAAGTCCAATCTAAAACAATTATTCCCGCCCAAGCATCCGGCCTCGCAGCCAGGTGCGAGACCCCAAGTGAAAATCAAACCGACCAGCATTCTGGATCAGGAATTTGATTACACCCCAGCCGCAGCCACAGACCTAGCTGCTAGGTTCAAAGCAATGGGGTTCAAAGCCAAACCTAAGAAACCAAAGTTCGGCAAAAGATAACTGCTTATTTTTTAAGCAGTCTATATATGCTTTTATATTGAGATAAAAAGAATAGTCGAGTAGTACTCCGAAGGAGTAGTACTTATATATCTATATCTTTGCAAGAACTGTTCCATGATAGTTATGCACAAGTTATCCACAGACTTATCCACAGAGAGAGAAATAGAAAAAACGGACAATAAATAAAATAAAATTTTTTGTCCTTGCAGAAAATACTCTACGGAATAAAAATCTGATCGCCTCATTTGAAAGGAGAACAGAATGAATGAAGATAATCTAAATCGTTTGCTTCGGATAACGGACGTTGCATATCAAACATCATTGGCTAAATCTACGATTTGGCTCTGGGTTTCTCAAGGCAAATTTCCTAAGCCACTATCCCTAAGCCCAACTATCAAGGTTTGGCGAAAGAGCGATATAGACGCTTGGATTGACAGCCGCACTTAATGAATTTGATCCTTATATTGATGGTCTATGAATACCTGAATGATGATAGTAAATATTCATTGCGGAAAACTATTTTCTTAGAGTACATTTAACTTTGTGCAATGTTGCACGATTAGACCCATGAAAGGGGATTAGCATGGCCTACCTGAAAGACGTCAAACTTTGCGTTGACTGCAACTTTTATGGCAATCCGCATGGACTACGGGATCGCTGTATCAACCCTAAAACAACCATCATCAGCCTAGTCACAGGCGAAGAAGACTTCCCCTATTGCTTTGCAGAACGTCAAGGGGAAAGCGAACACCATTGTGGCGCACAAGCTAGGTTCTTCAACTTAAACACAGACGCAGCCGCAGAACGTGAGATGCGCCGCCAGGAATTTGAGGAGGCTATGCGAGATGCGCCCCGATAACCCCGAACAACTCCACAAAATCTTGGAGCGCGTCTGCATTCTGCTTGAAGAAGAACTAGGCGACGATGTTCGCTCATGGCTGGCAACCTGCTTGGTTCTGCTGCAAACAATTGCAGACGCAGCTGAGATGGATATTACCGATGTCGCAAAAATGCTAGTCAAATGCCACATTGCATCATCACCCAACGATGTACCGCCAATCCACTAGGAGATTAGATATGCAGAAATTGATGACAAAAGCGGAATTTAATGAATGGTGGGTTTCTGACAAACTATCAGGGAACAATCCCTTTCTTCGAGAAAGCCCTACATATTGGGCATGGGAAGGCTACCAGGCTGGCGTGAAAGCAGAGCGCGAGGCGTGTGCGAAGACAGTAGAACAGGCCGGTATAGAGGGCTACGGCACGATCTTTGAAGCAGCGGCTTTACTTATCCGCGAGAGAGGTGCGCCATGAAACCAACACAAGAGCAAGCACTTCGAGAATATTTACATGAAGCAATTATTCCTCTAATTGAAGATGTGCTTGTCAAAAAAATTGGACAAGGCATGACTTTTGCAACAGAAGAACTCAAACGATCTAAGAAAGAATGGCAAGGGCTGACGGATGAGGAGTATGAGGCGATGGCAGAAAAATATGTCACTAATTATTTCTTTGACACACTTAAATATGCCAGAGCCATCGAAGCCAAACTGAAGGAGAAGAATACATGACAAGTCCTAATCAAGAAGACTTTGAGCCAGAAGTACGCAATAGCGCATGGTGGTCAGGTGATAGCCGTATGGCAGTCAATGGCAAAGCGGCTGACGTTATCCTGCAAAAGCAGGGAAGGATGCCGCCGCCAGACTTGTCCGATATTCAGGAAGTGCTGGATATGGGTAAGGCGATGGAGCCAACTATTGCCAGGCTGTTTCAGGATAAGCACCGCATTGAACTGAAAGACGCAGACTATGCACTTACACATCCGACTGAGAAATGGATGCGCTCTCACTTTGATTACATCAGTGCAGATGGACGAATACTCGTTGAATGCAAGAACTACAACAGTGTCGTTATGTCTAAGTTCGACGAAGAAACAAACATGGTACCTATTGCTGATCTCACTCAGTGCATCCATGAAGCTGCCGTTCATAACGTGGATGAAGTTTATCTTGCAGTCCTGTTTGGTGGACAAAGATTCCGCACCTTCCACTTCAACATCACGCCACAGATGAAGGAAGAACTCATCAAGCAGATGGCGCAGTACTGGGGCTACGTTCAATCAGGAAACTTGCCTGATCCTACGACCATTGACGCTTGCAAGGTTAGCTTCCCGACAAATACTGAGGAAGTGGCAATAGCTACGCAAGCTGTTGAAACAGGTATTGCTGCGCTCAAAGAGTACAAGGCAAAGATTAAGCAACTGAAAGATGAAGCAGAAAAGATCGAGGTAGCAATCAGAGGTTACATGGGTACACGGGGATCAATCGTTAGCGTTGACGGACACATGCTAGTCACTTGGAGGAATTCAAAACCAAGTATGTCATTTAATGCCGATTTATTTCAAAAGGCAATGCCAGACATTTATGAAAAGTTTGTCACGGAAACGCCAGGTTCTCGCCGCTTTTTACTTAAATGAAGGGGATGATATGAGTAATCTAATACCAATAAACGATATTGAGAAGATGGCAAGAGCCATTACAGCCAGCAAGTTATTCGGTGTGAAGGATGTAGATCAGGCTGTTGCTCTGATGCTGATAGCACAAGCTGAAGGAATGCACCCCGCGCTGGCTGCGCGTGACTATCACGTTATTCAGGGCAGACCTAGCCTGAAGGCCGACTCTATGATGGCTAGGTTTCAGTCTGCCGGTGGGAAGGTGGAGTGGTCAGAGTATACGAATGAAAGCGTGACAGGCACGTTCTCTCATCCGGCAGGTGGTAGCGTCACTATCAACTGGACTATGAAGATGGCGAAGGATATTGGCCTAGCAGCGAAAGATAACTGGAAGAATTATCCACGCGCAATGTTGAGATCGAGGTGCATAAGTGAAGGAATCAGAACCGTTTATCCTGGATGTATCGCAGGTACATATACTGATGAGGAAACCGAAGACTTTAAACAAGCTCCGGCTGCAAAAACTCAGGTCAAAGATATGGGCGCAGCAGATGTTGTTGCAGAAGAAATTAAGGAAAGTGTAAAGGTGCTGGATAAACCAGTGGGTGATGGTTTTTTTCCACTGCTAACACCGCATCCAGACAATTTGGAGAAGGTGGCAGAGGAACCGTACAGCGTGTCTACGGATTTAGAAAACTGGGAGATTTCCTTCCACGACCTAGTGGCAAAGATCAAAGCCAGTACGAAAATGGAAACAGAGTTGAAACGGGCAAAACTCAAACGCCTGAAAGAGGTGAATGACGAAACTATTAAAAAGCTGGACGCAGCTACACGGATGAGAGTAATGGCAGCTTCTAATTCTATGGAGGAAATCTAATGAAGAATCACGAAAAAGAGCCAGGCAAGGGTGTTTTGTACATGAACGATAAGAAGGCAGACGGAAGCAAGCAACCAGACTTCAAGGGTGGCTTTACCGCAAGCCGTGACATATCTGCTGGAGAGTGGGTGAAGATGGCTGCATGGAAGTACAAAACGCAAGTGGGTGAACTTATTTCAGTGGCAGAGGATAACTTTGTGCCGAACCCTGACTACAAGAAAGCACCGCAGCCTAGAGAGCCTAGAGAAGTGGATCACTTCCAAGATCAGGACGTACCCTTCTGATGGCAAAAATAAGCCCTACTCAAAGAAGTCTTGAGTATCTGCGTGAACAAGGATACCACGTTGAGATTGTAGAAAAGTGGAATCATTGGGCAAGGATACGCCAAGATTTATGGGGTTGGTGCGACTTGCTGGCACTTCGCAAGAATGAAGTGCTGGCAGTCCAGGTTACAGCATCGGCAGTGGCAACGCGCATCAAGAAGATTCAGGATAGCCCGACTATTCAGTTTGTCAGAGATGCCAATATCAGGGTGGAAGTGCATGGCTGGAGACAGAATAGTAAGGGTGAATGGGTGATTAGAGTGGAGGATATTTCATGAATGCAGCGAACTTCGATAAATCAGAGCGTCTTCAGAAAGTAGCAAAACTTTTGGGGAGGGGAGGCGAATACACAACTATGGATATTATAAAAAAGGCAGGTGTGTGTGCAGTCAACAGCATCATAAGCGAACTGCGAGAGAACGGGTACATCATTACCTGTGAACGCAGACATAACAAATGGTTTTATAGGATGGTCAAATGACTAAACTCTTCATAGCCACGCCGATGTATGGTGGGCAGAACTATGGCTTTTACGCTCAGTCTTTATTGCAACTCAATAATGTACTGCGCGATAACAATATAGAAAGCTTAATGTCTTTCATGTTTAACGAGAGCCTGATTACCAGAGGAAGGAATGCACTTGCTCATGGATTCATGAAAACGGACTGCACCCATCTATTGTTTATTGATGCAGACATACGATTCAATGCGCCTGATGTTCTAAAAATGATTGATGCTGACAAAGATGTCATCTGCGGCATCTATCCTAAAAAAGAAATCAACTGGCAAAGTATTAAAAATGCAATGGATGCTGGTGTGCCTGACGCTGAACTCAAGTATCACACTGGTAGCTTTGTAGTAAACCTTAAAAATTATGTTGGTGCCGTGACTGTTCCAGTAGATAAGCCAGTTGAGATATGGAATGGTGGTACTGGCTTTATGCTGATAAAGCGAGAAGTGTTTGAGAAACTCAAGGATATTGTTCCCTGGTACGTCAATGACGTTACTGATCTATCAGGAACAATGGGCGCAGAAAAGATTAGCCAATACTTTACAGAAAGCATTGAGCCAGATACGCAGCGCCTATTGTCTGAAGACTATCACTTCTGCAAAGTGTGGCGTGATAACGGTGGAGAGGTTTACGCAGCACCCTGGGTACATCTGGCGCATATAGGCACTTATGTGTTTGAAGGCGCATTATTAGCAGCACCATGAGGAGGCACGATGGAAGAAGAAAAGGAGTACAAACCTAAACACAAGCTACTTGATGCGTGTATAAAAATGGCTGGTGTGAAAACAGACAAAGAATTGGCAGCAAGATTGTCAATAAAAAGCCCCATGATTAGCAAAATCCGTCATGGAAAACTTAAAGTTTCTTCAAATATTATTTTAGCAATTCATGATTCATTGGGGATGCCGGTTCCTGTGATCCGTGAACTTCTAAAGGAGGGTTTGTTATGAAATACTTATTTGCTTTGTGGCTGGCAATCACCGCACCATTAGTGTGCGCAACCTGTACTTACCATACCTACTGTGATGGCAGCGGTAGATGCGTTAACTGTTCTACTTGCTGTTATGGGAATAACTGTCAGACGAACTGCTATTAAAAAAACCCCCGCCGGAGAGTTGGCGGGGGAAAAGCGCTGGAAGGAAAGCAGCGCCGCAAGTCTTAACGAGAAGGTTTTCTGGCGGTCTTGGCTGACTTGATGAAAGCCTCTCTCGTAGGCGCACCCTTGCTGCCAGGTTTACGCATACGCTCATTGCTACCAGCCTTGATTCTGGCGCGTTTCTGATGAATATTGGCGTACAAACCTTCTTTCATTTTATTCCCCAAAAGTAGAGATCACAGGCACTTTCATTTGTACTGAACTCATACTGCTTAAAAGCTGTTAAATCGCATTCTGAGCGCACATCTTCTTCTGTCAGATTCCTATAGTAGTCACCACAAAACGGAGCGTCATGCGGTGTTGTGCGCCGTGTACCATGCTCTGCCCTGCCTGTCGTTGCACAACTAAAAAATACCAGGTTGCAAGACATTCTTACCATGTTGTTAAACGTCTTAGCCCACTCAGGGTTATGCTCAAAACATTCACAACTTGCGACCACATCAAAGATGCCATCAGCATAGGATAAGTCTTCGCCTTTGGCAATGACATCCACATCTCGTCCTGCGCCAATATCAACCCCAACATAATTGCATTGCTGAAAGAACTGTCTGATAGAACCGTTAATATTTAGACTACCTATTTCCAGTACATTCTTTCTGATGAAGAGGTCTGGAAACTTATTTTGCAATGCTGCAACAAATTCTATTTGTGCCGGATGGCTCATTTAACGGCATCCCCATCTTCGCATACTGGCTTTCGCCCGTTCTGAATTCTTAGACTTTCTCACCACGCCGCCCATCCTGGCGCAGAAACTGGCTTTACGACCAGCATCGGCTTTAGTCTTAGGGTTAGGCGCTGGAGCCTTCAAGTTGCTACCTGTCTCACGATTGTACTTAGCGCGACCTTTTGCAGTCAGGCCAGCACCACGACTGACCGGCAACTTCTCGCCGCGACCTATTGATAAACTAGGATTCTTAGCCATTTTTACCCTGCCATAAACAATGCACGTTCATCGTTGCGCCGGTTGACTAAGCCTTTAAGCACTTTGCCTCCAGCTTTGGTGTACTTCAAGAACTCATCAGCAGCGCCTACATAATCCTGCCGGTTAAACTTCTGTCGTAGTGTGCTGCGCTGCAATGTTCCCAACCCTACGTTAAAGCTAAAGCTAACCAAAGCGTCCAGCCAGCCTTGCTTAGTGCCAGCAGCAGGACAATATTTAAGAACTCCACGTTCAAACCGTTCAAGGTCTTTCGCAAGTATGGCATCCACTTCTTCCATCGTAAATACTCTGTTCCAACCCGCAGGACAGGGTAGGCCGACTCGCTCTTCAATCTTTAGCTTGCAGTGATTTGCATCAATGACATGACCAACGCCAATCGTCCACAGCTTTGCAGGACACTGGTAAGGCTTTAGCCGTACACCCTCATGGTGACGAATCATCTGCAAAGCTTTTTTGCTCACCGGCATGGCTACTTACCAAAGGCTCTGCCGCCAAAATGAAACGCAATAATCGAAGCGAACAACGCCTGAGTCTCATCATCCCAAAGCTGCTTAGACAGTGTTGCAAAATCTACATCAGAGATGAAACCTTTGTATGCCAACGTTGCGTCAATTGCCACTAACAGGAAGAAAAACCCATAGGTAATCACTGGGCGCACACTGGCTCTTAGGTCTTTCATGAACTGGCTCGTGCCTTCGTTCAAGCTCATGTCATGCTTGTAAATCATCTCCATCTCAGACTGCTGTGCAGCAATGAGAGACTGTCGCTCATCTGCGGCAGCTTGGACTTTGATCTCATCAAGCTTGATCTCTTCTACCTTCTGTTGGGCGGCGTAGCCAGCTTGTAGCAGTTGCAACTCTCGCTCTGTTTGCATTTGAGCAAGCTTTAATTCATGGGATTTGTCAGCGCGATCTTGAAAGAATTCCAGCAGCTTGGGCAGACCACCTGCCAGAAAAGAGATCAGCGTTGAGAGAAGTGTCAGCATTATTTAGTCTCCGCGATAACTTTATCGTCACCCCGCTTGACGGTAACTTTCCCATCTTCCACATCAACTTGCATAGAAGGCTCTTTACGATCAAGCCTGTCTAGTTTGTCGATCAATTGCTTCATAACTTCAAACTCAGGACGCTCTTGCTTTGTTGCGGAACCTGCAATGCCGTTAAGCATTTGAATCAAAGCTGTCAAAGAAGCGCCAAGCAATCCCATGACAGCAGCCATCTTGCCTTCTTCTAACCACAGACTAGCAAAGACACCGATAACTACAATGATAACGATAGCAAGTAACCCGTACTTACCGATAGCTTTGCCAGCCACTTCTTTAGCGGGAGATGTAGCTTCTAGCTTGGCAAGTTCAACTTCTGCGTTTAACTTTATCTTTTGCAGGTCGGCATCCATCACTACATCCCTTCTCCTGGCATGATATAAACTTTGGCATTGTTGTGTGGCGCAATAATACGAGCGTAAACAGTTTTAGTTGGGCTGCACTGCGGCCCTGTAAAAACTTTTTCTGTATAAGGCGCAATAGCAACAACGTTAGCGCCACTCTCTGTTGGAATGGTTGCCGTAATGTCGCTTGTCTGTCCATAGGCCACAAACACAGGATCATTCTTGTCTGTATTAAATACAAAGTATTGATTTACTGGACTTGTGGCAGTAATAGAAACAACATTACCCTGTGTATTTGCAGTGGCAGCAGTTGCCACCACGCAATTACCCATTGGCTGAAATGGAATGTTGTTAGCCATCAGTACACCTTCTTACCGTCGCCGACCGTTGGACTCTTCTTGCGATCAGTAGAGCCATCAAAACACCACTGAGCTTGGAAACCACCTTTGGGCAAAACACCTGATTTGTAATAAGGCTCACCGCCAGTGGTCGCATCTGACGGGGTTTGTGGGCGTGTTGGCGAAGCCTTACCCTGGCTATTCTCCGGATACTTTTTCATCTTTCATACTCCTATCTCTACGCAAAACCAAAAATGTAAATATGGCAAAGACAGTCAGAGCTACCAGCCTTTCCCACTGCGGTTCGTACATTGACCAACAACCCATTGCAAATACCAACAACAAAGCCAAAACCGTCAACAGACGTTCACCAATGATGTTCAATGCCAACCTGACAACTTGAATAGCATCCATGTGTATCCCCTTTATAATAAATGGTACTCACATAATACTACTCATCTTCATCATTGGCAAAACCAGCACCCCACTCATCATCGGCAATTTTGAGCTTGATAGCTTCTAGCTTCAAAGCACGATCAAGTACCTTTGTCTTATCAGTAATTGACGCTGTGGAATCTCCCATAACCGACGTTAGCATTTGCGATATAGCATCCTCTAACGCCGGATTTATCCCCTTATCCTTTTTCTTCATCGCTTTCCTCTAGCTGCCTTCTTTGCTTTTCTTGCAACAGAATAAGCAATTGCGACTGCTTGCTTCTGTGGTTTACCGCGCTTAATCTCTTTGCTGATATTAGCGCTCATAGTCTTCTGGCTGTACCCCATTTTGAGTGGCATAGCGGCCTCCTATCGCTTCATCTTACGGTTAGCGCCACGCATAGGCGTAACCTTCAAACTGCGACCTAGCATCTTCTGAGCGTCCATAGAACCACGCATTTCGTTCTCACCACCACGCTTAGTGTCAGCTTCCATCTGACGCATTTCTTTTTTGGAATATTCTTTACCGTACATAATTTCAATCTCCTATTGTTCAGATTGCAAGGGTTTTGCTGCCGTACCAACTGCTGTTGCTTGTGTTGCACGTTCTGTAACCGTCATTGGCTTTTCTTTCAGTGTTCTTTGTATTGCTCTAGCTTGTCTTGTCTTTAGACCAGCAGAGGTAGCCATCTTGCCCATAGTCGTTCCAAGAATATCTCTCAAAGATCCATCTGTTCCAGAACGCTGCCATACCGGACGTAATTGCAACTCTTGCCCAATTCTCCCAAGCTCGTCTAGCTCTCCACCAACTCTACGAATAGCTTGCTTTTGACTTCCAAGCATATTTCCTAAAGCTTCAAGACTTATATCGCCACCACGAACACCTTTTTGACGAATCAAATCTTCAAGAATTACGCTATTTCGATACAAAGGACGCAATTTATTTAATTGACCTGCAATTTCAGGATAATTTCTTGCAATAGAGCCATCAATCGCATCCACCAATTCATACAGCCTATGCGCGTCAGACCTGTCAGATGCAGACCTTGCAGCAGCCATTAAATCATTTCTAATGGTTTGCAAAGCATCACCTGATATTGCAAATGTTTTTGGTTTAGCGCCTTCTCTTCCGGCTAAAGAACTAAAATTTTTTACAATTGCATCAGCAGTATTTCTTACAGCCGCCAGTTGCTGACTTGGAGGAAGATTAGTTTCGAATGTTCTAATGGCATCTAATGCTTGTATTGCTTCTGTATCAACATTAAATATTTTTCCTTTGTAAACCTTATCAAACTCAGAGCCAAGAGACTTTAAACGACCACGAACAAATTCTGGAGTTATTTCAGCAACTTGTTGACCGGTAGCTTTTGAAGCTAGTTTGTTTGCTAAAGACTGATTCTCTAGGGCAAAACCAGTAGCGCCTTTTTCTGCTACTGGTTCAACTCGTCGTACTTGAGAAGGACTTAATTTAAAACCAAGACGTTCCGCAGTTTTAGCAGTAGCTTCTCTAGTTACTGAAGGAACACCAAGAACCATTTTTGTTCCGGTTTTTAAAATGCTTGGTAATGCAGTGCCAAATCCACCAATAATTTCACCGGCAGTTTTATATCCGCTAACTTCTTCTCTTGGAGGTTGAATTCCAACTTTTGCTAAACCTCGCTCAATTTCTGTTCCAGTTGGAAATATTGTTTCCCTTCCCATTAACTGATCGCGCTGGTCTTTTTCTCGCAATCCCAAAAATTCAGGAACAGTATAAGCACCAAATTTCTCAAGTTCTCCAAGACCACCGCCTAATCCAACAACTCCACCGTAGGTAAGTGCGCCAACTTTTTCCCCAAAAGTCGGCTCTTTCACTTGTGACATTTGCTGTCTGCCAGATAAAGATTTTTCCTTTTCTAGCTGCAACAATTCCAATTCTTCATCTTCAGTCATCGTCCAGCCTCCCTAGCAGTTTTCTTTTGCTGCAATTCCTGTAGTCTCTTTTCCTTATCTTCAGACCATCCTCCACCACCGCCGACAACTCTTGATGTTTGTTGACCAATAGTTTCAGCCCCTGGCTTTCTTGCTGAACGAATAACCTCAGAAGTTGTAAATGGAATAGCTTGCTCAATACGTTTTACCAAAGCATCCGCTGTTTTTGCTTGTCCTGGTGGCATCAAACCAGATTCAATTGCTGGGCGTATATTTTCTGTAGCAATACGACGAATATCAGCCAGTTTAATAGCGACTTTGTAAGGATCATCAATACCAGCATTGATGTACAAGCCGCTTTGCATTTGGTTTGCAAGCTGTGTCAAACCTGTAGCAGCACCACTAGCTTCAATAGACGCTAAGTTACGACCAATACCTGTAAATATAGTATTCATCATTTCTGCTTCTTTACTAGATATTTTTCTACCAAGATTATTTCTCATGTAATTCAAGAAACCATCTTTAGTTTGCAGGTTTGGCAACAACCCTGTGGTTGTTCCAACTGGAAGTTCTGACAAAGATTCTAGGGCAGAAGCAACCCCGCCTAATGAGTTGACAGCCCGTTGAGCCATCATATTTTGTTGAGTAATTTTTCCTTGTTGAGCTTCAAGTCTTGCTAATTGCGCTTCTCTAGTAGCTTCAATTTGAGCAAGTCTCAATTGTTTTTGTTGTTCTAATTCACGCTCCTTAAATCTCATATCTTCAGCGCGTTTTACTTGATCGTTGCGTAAAGCTACAAGACTAGAAGTATCTTTACTTACTCCATCAATATATTCAACAGCACGTTGAATACCTTGCTTTTTTAGAATTGCATCACCAATCTTTGAACCAGCTTTAGCAAAAGCAATTTCTGCCTGTTGCTCACCAAGCTCTCTGTTTGTTCTATATGTTTGCAAAGCTTCTTGAAGCTCTGTTTGCAAAATAGTTACTTTGTTTTGCAATACCTTTATGTTCTTTTCAAAAATATCTTTTTCTCTTTTGTATATATCTGCTCTGCCTTTTTGGTAGCCTTCCAGCATCCCATTCATTGCACCCATTGTGTTGTAAGCAGATAACTTACCTTCCCCGCCTACTGCCATGCCAATAATCCCAATCAAGCTAAACATGGTTGCCATGTCTTTAGCATTGTCTTTAGATGGAACAAATGCCGCATTTTTTAATTCATCTCTAGCAAGCTTTAATGCCTGACGCTCCGGAGATTCCTGCGCCATTTTTGCTTCTTCTTGACGAAGCTGAAGCTTTTGTTCTTCTCTTGCAACCGTTCTCTCTTGGTCTAAACGCTGCTGTTCTGCCGCTGCCGCATCCATCTCTTGCATTAAGCCAGATCTAGCCTGACGAGTTTCTTCCATTGCTGGAGCCATTTGTTCAGCAGTAACGTATTCTGGCTTTGTAGAACTTTTTGTGAATAATCCTTGTGTTAATGGCAAGGATGGCATTTGTCCTAGCATCCGATTTTGAGTTTGGGTCTGTAAAATGTCAGCCATCATAAGCTCCATCAAACACGAGGTTTGGTAATTTGCTCTACATCAGCATTATTTGCACCCATACCTACCAATATCCTAGCCATATTTGTGTAGTATGAATTTGTCATCTGTGTAGCATAACGATCTGCTTCCAAGCCAGTACGGATAGCACCAAGCATCAATTGATCGCCAATGTTGCTAATCTTCATTCCATAATCATATTGGTTAGCAAGAAGCTGTTGGCGATAATTTTCTATTTGTGCAGCCGCTTGTTGCGCTCCAACACCGCCCCTAGCTTCAGCACCCTGTGCTAGTCTGGCTCTCATGGCTGCTAAAGACTGTTGGCCTTGAGGCGTAAGCTGACCTGTCTCTGCTTGTTGAATTAGAGTAGCACCACGCTCACGATATGGACGAGCAATCTCTTCCTGCTCTGCTCTTGCCTGTCTTCCTTGCTCTGCGGCCTCTCTTGCACCCATAGCGCCCTGAATGCCCAATCCAGCCGCTAGACCAAGACGGGCAAGCTCATTGCCAGAAAGTCCTGTAGCTTCTTTCAAATAATCAACACCACGACGTACAAGACCTTTTTCTTCCCCTGCTCTACGCAATCCTTCTGCCCCTGTAATGGCCTCTCTTTCAGGGAAGGCAGCAGGTGTTGCACCAGGCATTGTTGGGAATCCACGTTCATCAAAACCTTTTGCAACATTAGGAACATTAAAACGATCTAAAGTTGTTGGTACAGTGCCAAAACGATCAGCACCCATAACAGCAGGGCTAAAACCAAAATCACCTGTGCCTCTCACGTTGTAATCAGAAAGATAGTCTGGAGTAATTGTTTGTGCATTTGATGCAGTACCATAAGGCTGACTAAAAATATCTGCTCTTGGCTCAACTTCTTGATAGCCAGTTGCAGCCGCATCTGAATAACCTTGAACATCTGCCGCAGTCATAGGAGATACGCCGCCCCTATCCTGCGATGGCATATTTGCAAAATACTGATCTAAAGCATCATTTTCATCATAACCTTCGTAAAACTCCGGCAATCCGGTCATAGGATTTTCCGTAGCAGCGCCACCCATCCTTTGCAGCAACGCCGCCTCTTTAGGATTGATATGCGCCAGAATAGAATCACCACGCCTACCTTGAGACTGTAGGAATTGTGCAATAGCTGGCAAATCAATATCAGCCATTACGTCTGTCTTCAACAGTTTTGCAATTTGTTTTGCCATTTTAGCCACCCAATTCGTCTTTAATTCTCAAGGATTCTACATTCCAAACATTCTTACGTTTACCTAATCTGCTACCAAACAAAGGTTCCCCTGGATCACCAATCCGCAATGCTTGTGATAAGGCTTGCATAGCGGCTGTTGTTGATTTTGGAATAGGTTTTGTTGTTCCTGCTGCACCACCTGGAGAAATCAAACCAAGCAATATCAAATCCTCATCTGTCATAGGTTCAGCGCCTGTACCTTCGCCTTCGCCTTCGCCCTCACCACCGCCACCGCCAATTCCTTCGCCTTCTCCACCTTTACCAGTTCCACCTTCTCCAGCACCTTCACCGCCAGTACCTTCTCCACCAGCACCAGTTCCGGCAGCATCACCAATTCCTGCGCCTGTACCTGTTCCAGTGCCAGTGCCAGTGCCAGTGCCAGTGCCAGTGCCAATCTCAATAGATTCACCAGCGCCAGTACCTCCGGCAGTACCTCCGGCAGTGCCGTCTACAGTTCCACCAGTTGTGCCTCCAGTTGTACCTGTTGTAGTGCCAGTTCCTGTAGTGTCACTAGGAACAGTACCTGCTGTACCACCTGTTGTAATGCCACCAGTAGTAGTTCCAGTAGTAACATCACTGGGAACACTAGGGACTACGCCAGTTGGCGCACTAGGAACTGTGCCAGCAGTATCAACGCCAGCAGTTCCTCCACCCGTAGCAGCTCCACCAGAAGTAGCGCCACTAGCGGCCCCTCCAGTGGTTGCTCCACCCGTAGTACCAGTTCCTATACCAGCTAAATTGATAATGTCTTTTGTAATGTCTTTAACGCCAGCAGTTGATCCTCCTGACACTGGTTGAGTAGTTGGCGTAACTGGAGTTTTAGGCCCAGTTGGAAAAATAATTGCATCAGTTTTAGGAGCTTGCGTACCACTAACTTCAGTGAAACTAGGTCTAGTATTTTGACTTACAATTGTATCAATTGAATCTTTTTTGTATGAAAATTCATAAGTAAATTTTTTTATGTCTGGCTCATAAACAATTGTGTATCCAGTTTCTTTTCCTGTTACTGGATCTATTTTTGTTATATTTTTTTTATAACTTACAATACCATCTCTGTCTGTATATTTAATAACCTGTTCGCCAGTTTCTCCAGGTAAAGGCTGAAATTCTTTTAAAGAAGAAATGTTGGATGGTACAGAAATATCCATTCCACCCGTACCAGCAAAAGGATCGCCTATTTGCGTACCAGGTTTTACAACAGTGGCTTGTGATCCTTCTTCAAGACTTCTAATTTTTTGTTCTGCATCACCACGATCACTTAAAACAAAATCAGCTACTGCGTTTGCTAAAGCATCACTCTGCGACATTCCAGACTGTATATTTTTTGCATACTCCCCAAAAGCAGCAGCAATAGCTCTATCATCTGTTGCTCTTAAAACTCCACCAGCAACAGCACCACCAGCAGCACCAGCTAATAAAGCAGTTTTTACATCTTGACCTAAGAGCGCAGCATTAACGCCTTGCGTAACAGAATTACCCAAAGTGTTTTGTATTATTGGATCTTTTAGTTTAGATAAGGCAGCAACATACTCACCAGCTTGGTAAGCTGTCATTCCAGCTACTGTTCTTTTTAATATTTCTTGAGGATCACCGCCATTAGTAATTCCAGCAATAGTATTTGCTATTGCATTACCAGCAGCGGCAGATACACCTAAACTCCCGGCAAGAACATTACCCATTGCAGGTAAAGCAATAGAACCCATAGCAAGTTCAGCAAAATCAAAAAACCGATCTATGCCACGAGGTTTATTTGCTTGAATGTTATATTCAATATCTTGTTGCGCTTGCTCTATTCCCAACTTTGTCGCATTGCTTATTACTGATTGCAATGCGCTAACATTTACATTTTCATTTTCTAATAAGTATTTAATTGTTTTTTGTAAATTATTATTATCTAAAGTATAGTCATTTGGGTTATAAGTGCTTTTGCTACCAGCGGTAACAATACGTTTAGTAATTCTGTGAACTTCATCAAATGCGTATTGTTTTGGATTTAAATATGCTTTAGTAAGTTCCCCGTAAATTCTATTTATTTGTTTTTCTCTAAATTCAAATGTGCCGCCCTTTTTTTCCAGAGCGTAATATTCTAAATCGCTATAAAGATCCTTTAAAGAAGGAATATATTTACCCATTCCTCCAACACCTACCCCATATCTATAATAAGAATTTGGAGCGCCATTAACAAATCTTTGTGCTTCTTCTATATTTGTAATTGGTTTTAAAGGCTCTTGTTTTTTAATTACAGTCGGCTTATCTGGTGCCGGTATATTTACAGTGCCAGCAGTAGTAACTCCAGCACTGCTTGTAGCTGTGCTTGGCCCTAATTTAAGTGTATCTACTTGAGGAATAGTAGAAGAAGATGGGGTTGTTGTAGCAGTACCAGCTCCAGAACTAGGGCTTGTTGGGGCAGGAGGCCCATAGTTAGGCACGTTACCAGCAGTAACTTTGGGCGCAGCACTAGGTGTTACTGGTTCAGCCTTAATAACACCGCTTCGTATTGCGGCTAATAAATTTTGTGGCGTTCCAAAAGCTTTTGCCATTGAAAGGTCTACCGCACCTAATGGCGTAATTACTTTTTTAGATGGGCTGGTTGCCATAATTAACTCGCAATCTTTAATGCAGCAACTATTTGCTCATGAATGTAGTAATGATTTGCTACCCAATCATAAAAATCATCTTCTACATTCCAATTAGAATCTAATAAATTAAATGGATTATTTAAGTTTAATAAATTAGCAAAAGCATTATGTTCTACTTGGTGCGCTAATAACCAATCATCCAAGTTGTCAGGGTTTGCTTCCATTAAAGGAAAAGCAGGAACTGTTTTCCCCTGATCCATCAATATTTCACGAAACAGTTTATGCTGGTATCCATTCTCAAATAGAAATTCTTGCAACGAATCAACGTCACCAAATTTAACTATTGATAATTGATCCATGTTCACGATTTGTCAACTTTCCCGTCTAGCTTGTCAAAAATTTTACCCAGCATACCTTTGATGTCATGGATGTCACTTTTGTAAGCATCCTTACTCACATAGTCATGCGGCAAATCACGAATCTCTTCGTCTATACGATCCAATAATTTGGTAATGCGATTAAGCGTATAGCCACCAAAAAAAGCAGCTAAACCCACTACCAAGTTAAAAAGCATTTGGCCTTCCATTTAAACTCCGTAATAAGGTATTTTTTTGTTTTGACCACCAATTTGAACAGTAATGTAACCCTCTGGAACCAGCGGCAAACTGGAGGTTGCAAACGTAGCTGTAGCCGAGGTAGCAGATGTTAAATTAACATTATTAGATGTTAAATTAGCTGTTATAGACCCGCCAGTAATCGTTACATTGTCAGCATTCTGTGTTGCTATTGTTCCTAGACCAGTGACATTTGCACTAGGAACGCTTGTTAATGAAATTGTTACATTACCTGTAAGAGCGCCACCACCTGACAACAGGCCGCCAGCTAAAACATTGACGGTATTTGCTACTGCGCCACTCACATTTGCAACGGGTACAGAGGTCAAATCAACAGTGACATTGCCAGTAAGCTGACCGCCGCCCGTCAATAAGCCCGAAGTCAGTACAAATGTTGTATTTGATACAGCACCAACATTTGCTGCATTTAAAACAACAGCACCGACCTGACCATTAACAGACGTAACTGTGTTGGATTGGTCGATCTTCTGCCAAACTGTGCCATTGAATATTGCCCAATCACCTATTTGCCAATCAGTAATGCCATTAAGATTAGTAGAACCAGCAACACTAACAACGTAATAATAGTTTTGTGTACCAACACTAGAGGTAAGTGCTGGCGAGTTTGCATTGGCATCCCAAGTGCCTTGATATGACAGGGTTCCTGTCGCTATACCGCCGCCACCAGCTACCTTTAACATGATTGCTCCTTATAACCCATCGCCTGCGGTCACATACACAACAGCAGAGCCAGATGCAGTAATTCCAGTAAAGTAAGCATTAGGTAAAAACGTCAAAATCTCATCCGTATTAGGCAATAAAGGGAAAGATTCTTGACTACTCGTTACCAATGTTGCAGCCGAATTTGCAGCAGCGGCTGTTGCTCCATATCCTAAAAATACAATACCAGTACCAGCGTTAATTACACGATATTGATTACCGCCTAGCGTAGAAGAAATGCACTGTACTGGAGTAGGGGCAGTTGTACTTGCCGTAAAAGTTACCGTATTCCCAGTTTTTGTAAATGCGTTAATTCCCATTTGGTTCCTCCGGCGATACAGGCCATTTCATTGTCCAAGGAAAACCATCTTGTGTTGGCAAATCTCTCAATGCTTGACGGTAAGTAGCCCACTCTAATTTTTTATTTCCAGGACTATCATCTAACTGCGTCCAATCACAATCAGAAAGTCTGCGGTTTCTATCTTGGCGAACATTTGCTGCTTGCTCTGCATCTTTTCTAGCTTTGTAAGCGGCTTCTTGTTCCTCTGCTGTGGCTTCTTCATTATCAGTAAAGATTGGCCCTAATACATATTTTGTGTACCACTTTCCATCTTGAGCAAGTTCAATTCCAGAAAACTGGCTGTACTGATACACCGTACCGCCTGTGGCTTGTGGCCCCTCAAATACAGACTGAATACCATTAGCTTCCATCCACTCTAAATTGATTGGAATAGGAACTTCTGCACTACCTCTTAAATGGTCGCGTAGCGCATGGTCTGTAGGAAAAAACTCGCCTGTGGCTTCTATTCTAAATCCCATGATGTTTCCTTTAAGCAATTGCCAAGAAAATGAATGTTCCACCGTTTGCATTGATCGCCGCTGGTGCTGTGCTGCTAATCTCAAACCCTGCGTTAGAAGTGTCAACGTAATCTGTGTTAGTGACTTCGGCAGCAGTTGAGTTCAGTAACAGATAAGGATCATTACCCGCGACAATCCCTCTTGCGCTATCCCAAACGTACCAGTCGCCTGTGCTGTCGGTACGCTTTATCAGCACGAACCTCGCGCCAGCAGTGAACCCGCAGTTGATCGTTTGATTGGAACCGTTGCCGGTGTAGCTGCCTACTTTGGAAACACCTGAGACAGAGGCGAATAAGTAGGCGACGTATGTAGCGGTATTTGTGTTTACGTCTGCATTTGTTCCAACAGAAAACACCGACGAAGTAGGGCTTGTGTCGTTCCAGTAAGTATTGTCGTCGGCTGTCGCTGCTGTGCTGTTAAGCAATAGATAGTCTGTGTTGTCATTGTTTGCATACACAGCCCAATCGTTGATAGCGCTCCTGCATTTCACAATCATCAACTCAGGAGCAACACCTAAGTTGTGCGAAACAGTCCTGTTCGCTCCCGTCCCCGTATAGCACACCACATCAAAGAAGCCGGGAGCGCGACGGAAATACCATTGGATGTAATTGACAGCAGAAGTATTCCACGCGCCTGTTCCACTCGTTGAGCCTATCCATCCAGTCTGAGATGCCAAAGAACTCATAATTGTTGAAGCAGCTTCTGCATCAGTATTATCAGAGCGCAATTGGACAGTTGCTCCACGCAACCTATCTATCCAAATAGGCGTTGGGTTGCTAGCAGCTCTTCCACGACCAATTACAAGGTCAATAGGGAAGGTTGCATCTGTTACGACAACACCCGTTGTGCCAGTGCCTGTTCTTGTTGCTGGTGTAAACACACTCGTCCCACTCGTCGGCGTTCTCATAGGGCCGCGACGGATGGCGATGTAGATGTAGGTTTGACCAGAGGCGTTCCAAGCAGCATTGTTCTGAACGACAAATCCTGTAGCAGTTGGATTAAACGCATCCCCACCTGATTCTGCGGAAGATGAGTTAGGGAATAAAGCCTTATCACTTGTTGACATATCTAATCCACGCATTATGTCAAACATCATCCAATCGCCGCCTGTTCCTGTAGCTTGTTTATACATAAGGAATTGCGGTTCGTAACCTAAAGAGACAGTTTGTGTACTACCATTCCCCGTATAACTCCCACAGCTAATCACATTGTCCGTACCAGCCGCGCCAAACCCTCCTGCGTCGTGGGCGAATAGGTAAGCGACGTAGGTGCGGCCAGTTGCATTTACGTCATTGTCTGCGCCTACCGTAAATACAGAAGATGTGGGAGCGGTGCTGTTCCAATAGGTGGTCGCAGTGATCTGTGCGCCGGTGGTATTTAATTGCAGCGCATTTGCTGCGCTGGAAAGACTGCGGTGATAAACAGCCCAATCAGTTATATTGCTTGTGCATTTAACGATAATGCATCCCGGCACTGAACCAAGATTGTGAGGAATAGTTCTTCCTGCTGTAGAGTTGCCACTCCAAGTCACCACATCAAAGAACTTCGCTTGCTTGCGGAATGTCCATGAGACATAAGTGGCAGCATTAACTCCAATACCTGTTGCGCTTCCAATAGAAAACCCATCTGAATTAAACGCAGTAAGGCTATTCGCTAAAGAAGCTTCAGCATCTGTCGTGTTTGTATTCAGTTCATCGGTAGTGCCGCGCACAGTATCAAACAGAAAATTGTTTGTGGCCGCAGAGCGAGACTTAATCCAAACCAATCCACCCTTACCAGACAGATCAATCCCGTTCGTGATCGTCTGCGTCGAACCGTTACCCGTATAAAGGTACGTGCTAAATACGTCCTCGATGTAGTTGGCGCTAGACGATGCCTGTACACCAAAAAAAGATAAAATTGTTTGTAGGATGCCTGTCATGTCAGATTCGATCCAGAAATAACCCAAGCTGTGCTGGTAATTTTTACTGCTGTAGCAACACCCCATTGGGTAAGGGTTCTAGTTCCTGTTGCGCCATTAGATGATAAATACAAAGTATCTGTTGTTAATGCAATACTTACATTGTTGGCAGAACCGTTAATAATGGTGACAGCACTTCCCACCGTAAAGGCCACATTAGAATTTGCTGGGATCGTATACGTTGCCGCAGCTTGTCCTGTTGGGTGATAAATATGTTTTCCAGAATCTCCAATAACAACGTTGTAATTACCGTTCTGGCTATTCTGAGGAATGCCCATGTAACCTACAATATTTGCACTATCAGTCGTTGCGTTTGATACTGTGCCTGTTATTGTGCCGCTACTGATTGTGGTGTTGGTAAGGGTTAAGTTTCCAATGCTAGTTGATGTTCCACCTAACGAAACAGAAGTATTTCCAATTGTCACGCTACTGTTTGACAAATATGAATTAGGAAATGTCGTTGCTACACTACTTATAGTTGTATTCGTTAATGTTAAATTGCCAACCGTTGTTGCTGTCCCGCCTAAAGCAATTGTTGTATTACCTATGGTCACATTGCCAGTAATAGCGCCTGGAGCCTGACTTGCCCACGTTGTTCCTGTTGATGTCAGAACATTGCCTGATGATCCTGGAGCAACCGTTTTTACTGCATTTGCAGCATTACCAATAACAACATTTTCAGCAGCTAAAGTAGCTACCCCTGTACCGCCCTGATCTACAGTAAGCGGCGTTGAAACACTGCTAATTGTTACGTTTTGCAAAGTAACATTTCCAAACGTACCTTGTGTTGATCCTAACGATACGCTTGTATTGCCAATAGTAACTGCGCTATTTGCTAATAAATTATTTGGAAATGGCGTAGCAGCACTACTTATAGTGACATTTGCCAACGTCATATTATTCAGCGTAGTAACTGTGTTACCAAGTTGAATAGCAGTATTTCCAATTGTTATTGGCGTAGCAAAGTTATTATCTAAATCAGATAACGGAATAGTTGTTGTTGCATTTGCAAAAGTATTTGGTACTGGCATTTTAGAACCTCGTTCTCAATTCATGTTCAAATTGGAAACCGTTAATAACAATAGGTGTGGACGTACTATTAACAGTTATACCTAAATATTTACCCCACATCTCAGCATCAGATTTGTATAAATAATATCCAGCACCCGCAGAACCACTAGAAAGCCAACCAATAATTGCACTAGCATTATTAGCCCACTGTATTTCTTGGCTTGAATTATTTATCCACTCTATTGCATTTTGAAACGCTATAGGTGGAGACTGCGCTGATTCTGAGTCTACATAAGCAGTTAGATTTGTAGGGGAAGAACCTAGCGTTGCTTCAATACCAATCTTTAATGCTTGCTTATCACGAATGGGATCACCCATTGCATCCAATGCAGTTTCAAGAATTATATCTACTGATGTGGATGTATCACTGTACAACTTTAAAAAGTTAGTTCCATTCGTTCCAAATATGAGTAACTTGCCGCCTGTTGAAATAGGCGCAACTAGCTTGACTTCCGTTTGGTTAGAGAAAAACCATTTCTTTTCAAAGAATATTGCCTGTATATAACGATAAGTGCCACCATCGTTATAACGAATATTAAATACAGCGCAAAGAATGTTGTTTAAAAGAACTTGACCGCCAACAATAGTCGCAGTTGTAAAGTCTATGTCTGGAAATATGCCATCTAAAGCGTCAGATATCTTTGATGTAGTAGAACCGACCAGCGCATATACACCATATTCGTTCATAAATAATACAGAACGGAAATAAGGAAATATTGCGTAACTTAGACGAGTTCCAACAGACGCAGATATGTTTGTGTTTGTAAAAATAGTAACGCCAGTGTCCGTTACGCGAACATCCGAGAAAACGTTAATACTATCTTCACCAAAGATATACAAAAAGTTGTTTGCAGCCAGTAACTGAACAATATTGCTACGCAACGTGTTGTCAGTTAAAGTAAGTGAGCCAGCAGATATGCTTGTAAAGTCATTGTAAGTACCAGCAGCGCTATATGAAACAGTTCTTCCTTGTGAAACCCAGGTTCTACCACTAAACGTCTGGATTCCTGTAACTGGATCAGTGTTGATAATGGCTTTTGCAGTAGCATTACTTCCTCCACCACCCGTAATTGTCACCGTAATATTGGAAGCATTGCTGTAATTGCTGCCAGCATCAGTCATAATGACATTTACGACCTGACCACCTGACAGAATTGCTTGTCCTGTTGCCCCTGTTCCACCACCACCAGAAATAGTAACAACTGTATTTGATACATTGCTGTAACCAGTACCGCCATTAGTGACCAGAACAGAAACTGTGCCTGTTGCAAACGTCACAAGACTGCAAACAGCATTGGCATTTGTACCACCACCACCAGTAATCGTAATAGTAGGGGGCGACGTATAGCCTGTACCACCCTCTGTCAATACAATGGAAGTTACTGCATTGCCAGTAATGACTGCTTCAGCCTCAGCTTGTACACCGCCTGTTTGGTTTGGCGCAGAAATGATGACCGCTGGCTGGCTGGTATAACCACTACCGCGATTAACAATTCCTATTGATCCTACCGCGCCGATAGATACAAGATTAGTGCCATCCCATGAAAAAATACCTTTGTTCTTATCGCCAATAAGAACACGCTCACTTTTCCATTGCGTAATATTGACACCAGAGTTTGAGAAAGTGCTGGTAACAGCAACATTACCTTTTACATTTGCCTCAACATCAACATACTCACATCGACCATCTTCCTGAAATCCTAATACATAGTCTTTGTTGTTAATGTTTGAAGACAACAATGTAGTTGTTACATTGGCAAATGAAATACTGGTATTGGATTGGCCTGGTAGGGTTTTGATATTTGCGTAGCCAATAGGCATTGCATTCTCAAGCCACGAAAACTCGCCATCTTCAAGCGCAGTGCGGTTTGCTTTCGTGTTTACGCCACGAAATTGTTTAATAACACGGTACGACTTTTTCTGTTCAGCCGCTGCCATGATTAGAACGGAGTGCTATAAGGATCAGGCAAGCGGCGCGTCATCGTTGTCGCCAAAACAGCCTGAACTTGTTTTACATATTCCTGTTTGTATATCTCTGCCTCCCCATAGCTTTGCTCTTTGAACTTAGCTTTATACGCTGCATAAAAAGCAACTGGATTAGTATACGGATCAATGATCTGATCTACAGTATTAGCCGACACTAATGGCGTAGGCAAAATAACCGTATCTATTTCCATCGTATAAATTTGATCTGGAACTGGAGAAATATAGATTTTTGATTGACCAAAGATAGAAAACGCAATAGGCCGACCAATATAGTTTTGCCAGTAACGTAATTGGGCGTTAAATTGTGTCCAAGGCAAATATTGCAGCGGAACACGACTATTGCCCCAATAAAGATTGATATTGATTACGTCTAACGTTAATAAACCTTGTGGCAATGCCACATAGTTTATGTTTTCTACGTTACCAACATACGTTATTTGAGCCGTTCCATCAGCAAATGCTGTGCTTGGTGGGTAGCCACCATTAGAAGACGGATACGGTGGCGCAGTGCTACCTGTCGTACCAGCGGTAGTGACTTCGTAAATAAAGATATTTGAGAAAAGATACGTTCCAAGCGTGACAGGTGTATCTGCCGTCCATGCAACAGGCTGCACAGCAGACGAAACTGGAGCAAGCGGGGTTTGGGTAATCTGAATAGTACGGAGGCAACCAGTGTCACGGACAACACGCTCCCTACCCGAATTTATGTAGTCGGTTAGTTCGGAGTCGGAATAAAAATTTCCGTTCGCATCATGCAAAAGTCTTCTGACTTCTGTGATGTAACTGGACAACGTTGCCATTTAATTCCCATATTCAAGCGGCTTTTTGGACGGTTCTCCCCACCCGACCTTCCGGAACGGGCGGGGGTACTAAGTCAATCGCCGGGGATAAGGAGCGATCTTGTTTAGACTTTTCTTCACTAACGATAAACTTTTCAAGATACGCCAATCCATCTGGCATATCGTTTAGCGTTTTAGCAAATCCAAGTCTTGCTACCACCGGCTCTTTGTTTTCAGAGCCATAACCGAATATGTGACGGGCGACTTCTACAGGTATTTCAACAGTTTCATTCACAGGGAACTTATACTGTTTAAACGCATATTCATCGACAAGAACCTTATCGGTCTTGTTAGTCACATAAACAGTTGTCATAGAGTTACAACGTCACCAAAGACAGTAATATCGCAAGTGCCATCGCTAACCGCTGTATTCACTTTAACGTACAAGGAACCAGCGGAATAAACTGATGTAGCTGCACCAGCCGCCAGAGTAATATCCTGGAAAGTTGATGTGCTAGTAACAGAAGACAAAGCAGTTGCATTGCTAACAGCATTGGACGCATTACCATCGTTAGAGGTAAGAATCGTCACATTTGCAGTAGCAATGCTTTTGTTTGCATTAGCGACTACAATCCTGCGAACTATGTATGAAGAGCCACCCACAACAGGGATTTGGGCAACGGCATTGCCAGTAGCGTCGACAGAAACGCCGACAGCCTTGCCAATACCAAAGCTACCAAAACTATTGGGGTAAAGCGCACCTACATGGTTTGCATTCATGTTGGCTCCTTATGCGTAAGTCTCAGACACAGCCTCACCGCCGTTCACTTGGAACAGGGTAATTGTCGGAGTACCAGACAGCACGTTGGCGCGAACGTTGACACCATCAGCTACAAAATAACCACCAGTGTTATTTGCAACAACAACAGCCCAAGAAGCGTTGCTGATGTTGCCACTGGTATTGGTATTAAGTTCGATAGTGACGTTTGCCGTTGGAGCAATGTAATAGTCACCGGCAGGAACCGTGACTGTTGCAGTGCCAGCAGCATACGCTTGAAAAAACGCACCAGGCGCATCAGTAGAAGCGCCAGCAACGAGGATTTTATTTGACATGACTATATCTCCCTTACAAAGTCAAAGAGTTGTAGCCCGTCACCTTCGTCATCGACTTAGGCTTAGTGTTCACCAGTTCTGCAATCATCAGAACAGCGCCAACATAACCAATCTGCCAGTTAGGTAGAGTCGATTCAAA